GAACGTTGTGCCGAGCTTGGTATTCCTGTTCCAGTTATGGTGTGTTGAGTCCTAGTTACTGATGAGTTGCCGGACTTTAAATGGCACGAAACGTACTTCGGTGCGTATAACTCTGGACCCCTTTGGTTCAGCCTCGAGGATCAGACCACCTGCCTCGTTGATACAGAAGCGACTGTCATTACTCTAGCGGGTCTTGGTGGTTGCGAAGTGGTACGACGGAGCTCCGCTAGGTTCCGTAAGTTGTTCACTGCCTGAGTAATGGCCGCCAATTTTGGCAGCCCACTATAGCATCCGTCACGTGCGGGTCACTCGGGCACTGAGTGCGCAGCCGTGCAGCACACTCGGACGATCCGGTACCAGAAAGTCTGAGTGTGTTGTCGAGTGAGCATTCATTGGTGTTGCCATGGAAAAGCTAAAAGAGTTTTTCGAGACTCGTAATCTTAGGCTCTGGCATCCAGATAGTCCAGGCATGCGGGTCGATGTTCGGAGAAATTGGGTACAGCGCTTGCTCTATCCAAAAGACTTTGCCACTCTAGGTGAAGCCATAAGTTACAGCAGACGAGAACGTTCTCGTCCACGATAAGGGTTGCTTCGGCAGCCCTTTTTCGTTTCTCTTGTAATTTTCTCTAACACAAACAAAGCAGGAAACCATCATGTCCAAGAAAGCACTCCAGTCCACTTTCGAGTTCACCGGTAACACGTCTTCTGACGGTACTCACTCCTACAACCAGTACGTTCAGCGCGACAACAAAGGCCGTGAGCTTTCCATCTCTCAGGCCAACGCGATGTACTGCCGTAACCTGACTACTAAGGAAGAGGTCGTACTCGGTGATCTGTCATCGCTGGCTTTCCGTGCAGACTACGAATCGGGCGACTATCTGTTCGAGACCAAGCTGAAAGACGGTCGTGTCTTCCAAGGTACTCTGACTCACAAGAAAGAGGAGTCCGAAGTCAAATCCGAAGATCACGTGGCTCTCGGCGAAGAACAGAACTCCGTAGAAGAAGTAGAGACACCAGAACCACCAACCGCTCAATCCGCGGAACAGCCTGAACAGTTGGATGAGAAGCCCGAAGAAGCAGCGCAGTCTGGTGAAGATACAGACACTTCGGACAACGACGAAGACTCTGAAGGCAGTGACGAACCTACAGAAGAACCCAACGAGGATCAACCAACTCTGAACGAGCAGTACGCTCAACCACTTACTACCGAAGAAGGTGAAGTTCAAGCCTACCGCGTAGAAGCTGGTGGTGAATCGATTCTTCCTGTTGGTGATACCGCAGAGGTGTTCGAGACCGCTTTTGAGCAACTGCTGAACAACGAAGAAGTGCAGGTCGTTCGCAGTGACGTGGTTATCGCCACGCTGACTCGCCAAGAAGCAAGCGGGCAGTACCTCGTTTCGGGCACTCGCCACGATGATCTGCGCGATGATGAAGTCACAGCCTTCGAAGCTATCACACGTCGCATCCTGACAGGCCAAGTCCGCAAGGCTCGATAATGGCCTAGCGCTGTTACACAGGTACAATTAAGGGTCTCCTCGGAGGCCCTTTTTCGTTTTACCGTTCGTCGCCTTTTTGAACTTTGTTGAACTTCTTGTTGTCTAATATATTGGGAGCAATAAGACTCCCTTGTTTTCACACAAGAGGATAGTATTATGGCTAATAAGCAGAACGACGACGCGCAAGCGAAGCAAGAAGAAACCAAAAAGAAAACCGAGGAGCAGGCTTATAAAGCTGCACATCCTGCGGAGACTGAGCAGAAGTATCACCAAGAACATCTGGAAGATACTGACACCAGTGAAAAGGCGGAACCTCAAAACAACGAGATTACCGTTCACGTAGATACCACCAAGGAAGCAGATAAAGACCCGTCTGCCGAAGTTCCTACTGCATATCACACTGAGGGTACCCAAGGTGTTCAAGGTATTGCAGCAGGTTCTGCAACTCCCCGTGTTGCAGCAACTGGCAACGCTCAACCGTCAGGAACTCATGGTGGTGGTGTTCCTCTGCCGGAATACCCAGAGAACCACGACGTTCGTGAACTGCAACCTTCCGCTCAGGAAGAACAGCAGAAGAAGGAAGAAGAACAGTATCCACGCGACTATGCCCTCGAATATGATGGCAACCGCGATGAAGAACTGACCATCAAAGAAGCGTGCGAAAGCGCATACAACAAACTGGTAGCTGGTAGCTCGTCTGTTATCCTTTATCGGAACGGTGACCGCTTTGTGACCTTCGTCGCAGAAGAAGCCAATGGCCAAAAGCATATCTCGCTAAAGCCTGAGGACGGAACCATTTCTGATGAAGAAGCTGACGTCCTGAACAGCTACAACAATCGTGTATTGACCGGACAGGTCTAACCGCCATGTCTCTCGTTGGTCTACTGGTTGCGATCCTCATCTTCTTGCTTATCTGGTACCTGATTGGACTTCTTCCTGTCACTATCCAGATGGCCAAGGTTTTGAGGATCGTCCTAATAGTGCTGGCAGTGTTGTACCTCTTGAGCGCCCTTGGGGTATTACATACCGGCATCCATGTGTGACTGAGAGACAGGCAATTCGCATTCGAGTGGAAGAAATGGACGTTAAAATTGTATCGACTGGAAGTCGCATTGGAGTGATGCTGCGGAATGCCTTGTACCGATCTGCACACAGAACCAAAGTACGACTCACCATATCAGAAACGGAATACTCAAACTACCGTCACTCTAAGTGCGGTTTAGTAGTCGTGGCCTACGACCTCAATAAGGAAAACATTCGCAACGAAAGAGAGCTTTACCAACTAAAGCTGATTCTTGAGTGCGGAGATATAGATGCACCAGAAGTGCTCTTGGCAGTCAATAGCGCTGACGTTCCAAAGGAATCCTATGAAAGGTGGGTAGAAGCAATTTCAAGCATCTACCCAATCCTGCCATTCGATATAGAAAAAGAAAGTAGAGTTATAGATACGGCTCTACAACCAGAAATCCTCCTGTGCGTTTCTTAGGCAGCCTTCGGGTTGCCTTCTTTTTGTCTCCAATAAGTGTAAACCGAACCTATCAACCATTCGGCCAAAGTGTCTAATTTCACTTCATCATCGTATGGAGGAAATCGCCATGATAGGCTTATTCGGCATTAAGGCAAAGACCACAGTGAAACGCCGTCAGCGAGGCCGTGACAAGTACAAGCAATACCACTATGAGTTCTACGGTCGTCAGTTGACTGTTCAAGGTTACGAGAGGCAAGCGCTGGATTATCTAGTTGCGGCAGGGTTTGATCCGAATGACATTCTCACCGAATGTGAGTTTGGTGACGGTTTGAAGATTCGGTACAAGTACCGTAAACGCTGGCGCACATACATGCCAGACATTTTCATCCGTAACCACAACATCATCGTCGAAGTCAAAAGCAAAGCTACAATGGGTCTACTCAATCGCAAGAAGCGCGGATGGAGTATGAACCAAGCCAAGGCTATTGCATGCCACGATCGTGGTTACAAGTTCTGTTTGCTACTGTTGACAGGCAGCGGTAAGCGCATACCACTACCGAAGAACTGGGCGTATATGAAGAAGGACGAATGTCTGCGAATCATGCGCGAAGAACTTGGAGTTGCGATTTAAAACTGTAAAGAACTCGTATACCAAACATACTCTCCACGAGACGGTATCGAATGCTTAGTTGCAACTTCGACTGATGGTATCGCTACCTCTTGTTATTCCACATACGACCTTCCAGCTAATAGAAAGGTGAAGTAAATGACGTTGCAAATCAAGGACCTGCGGGAGGCAAACTACAACCCTCGCGTAATCAGTGCTAAGCGCCTCGACAATCTGCACAAGTCCATGACCACGTACGGTGACTTGTCGGGTGTTGTGTTCAACCGCAAGACGAAGAACCTGATTTCCGGTCACCAGCGTTTGAAGCCTCTGCGTGACAAGGGTGTAAAGACCAAAATCGTCACCAAGCCGATTCGTGATGAGTTCGGTACTGTCGAAGAAGGTCATATCATCGCAAAGACCAGCGCAGGTACTCTGCGTATCCCGCTCCGTATCGTTGAGTGGAGCGACAAGAAAGCCGAGATGGCAGCAAACATTGCAGCCAACGCGCACGGCGGTGACTTCGACAAATCCAAGCTCGGCGTACTTCTCGAAAAGCTGGATGCAGGTAAGACTTTCGATATCGAACTGGTAGGTCTCGACCCGCTTAGCGTTCGCAACCTTCTGCCGAAGATGCCTACTGTCGGCAAAGGCAATTCGTCTTCTGCTGACGATGACGATGAGGACTCTGGTGAGTCGTTCCAAGAGTACGGTGAAGACAGCTTCGAGTTTGAGCACACTTGCCCGAAGTGCAAGTTCCAGTTCAACAGCCGCAAGACTACGAAGAAGCCTGCCAAACCTGAACCGAAAGCTCCTAAGCTGAGCAAAGCCAAAGCGGAAGCCAAGGCTAAGAAGGCAGACAAGCCGAAGAAAAAGAAATCCAAAAAGTGAGTATGGCCGACCTTAATGTTGAATTGATTCGTCGAACCAACAGAACCAGACCTTCACCTCGATTATAACGGTCGGCCTTACAGGACATTTCTAAAATGACAGAGAAAAAGATCACTAAGATACCTTCGATGAAGCGTATCAATGCTCTGCCAAAACAGTTCAAGGGCATCAGCACTTTTAGTGGATGTGGCGGCAGCTCCACCGGCGTAAAGATGGCAGGCGTTCAAGTTCTCGTTGCTACTGAGTTCATCAAGCCTGCCGTAGAGACGTATCGCGCCAATCACAAAGGTACGATTGTACTGGATAGCGATATTCGCAAGGTTGACTGGGAAGCTGTTCGCAAAGAGCAGAAGTTGAAGCGTGGTCAGTTGGACTTCTCCGAAGGTTCTCCGCCATGCAAGTCCTTCAGTTCTGCAGGCACACGCAGCGATGACTGGGGCAAAGAAAAGCTCTATTCCGAGAACGTCTACCAACGTACAGATGACCTCTTCTACGAGGAAATGCGAAAGCTCGACGCATTCATGCCTAAGGTGTTCGTGTGTGAGAACGTTAAGGGCATGGTCGAAGGTGACGCTAAGGGTTACTTCGTTGAAATCCTTCGTGATCTGAAGGCGCTCGGGTATGACGTTCGTGCCCAAGTGTTGAACGCAGCTTATCTTGGTGTACCACAAGCGCGTGAGCGAATCATCTTCGTCGGTGTACGCAACGATCTGGTTAAGAAAGGATTCACTCCTGTATTCCCCAAAGCCAAGCCGTACGTCATCAACGTAAACGATGTGCTTCCAAACATCGCATACGTCAAGTCGAAGTATCGCGGCGATATCAAGTACGTACCTGCATCGATTCCTTCACCGACCATCGTAGCATCAGATGGTACTAACAGCGAGACTGCTGGGTTCTCTACTGGCGGGTTCGTTGAAACAATGGAAGGCGAACGTCGCAAGTACACCATCGAAGAACTCAAGAAGATTTTCACCTTCCCCGAGGACTTCGTATTCACTGGTACGTACAAGCAGCAGTTTGAACGTATTGGTCGCAGCGTTCCGCCATTAATGATGTACCATATCGCGGCAGCCATTCGCCGCAATATCCTGGAGAAGTTATGAGCACGGAGAAGATGCGGGCTAAGGTCCGCAGTGCTGTCGCTGCTAGCCACGAGTCTCCAGTTGACGTCCGCAAAGCTGCAATGGACACTCTGCATTGGATTCCGAAAGACGAACCTGTCATCGTGTTTATGTCCGGTGGAATCGATAGCCATGTGTGCCTGTTCGCGTGCATTGATCTAGGTTTGAACGTGTCCATTGCGTCATTTACTCTGGACACCCATGAGAGTGCCGACTTCAAGTCTGCCCGCCATGCAGCCGAAGCTTTCGGTCTGGAGTTCCATCCGATCATTCTCGATACTAGCGAAGCGCACCTGAAGAAATGGGTCAAGTTTGCAGTACACCGACTCGGCTTGACAGGTAAGAGCGAGATTGAATGCTCATGGCCATTGTATACCGGTATCAACCGCGTCAAGGGCAAAGCGAAGCATCTGGTGTTCGGTCTTGGTGGTGATTCTTACTTCCTGATGAGTAAGAGCTACTCCATGCACTGTAAAGACCTCGTGATGGAAGTTCGTCGCAAGGCGTTCCGTAGAACACTCTCGCAGAACGAACTCGTTAAGCGCGAAGCGTTCAAGCGTGGTATGTATGCACACCTGCCGTTCTTCGAGTTCAGCCGCATGTACTCCGAGTTGCAGATGGAAACGGACTTCAAGAAGATCAATGCTCCTCAGAAGTCCTTCTACAACAAGGCATGGCCTGAGTATCGCAAGCGCTGCAAGGTTCGAGGCCATCAGAATTTTCAGTTGGGCGATTCAAACATCAGCGGCATTTTTGCTGAGCGTTTGCTTGCGTCTGATTGGAACACCCGCAATCTTCGTTCCGTCGTTGGTATCTTCAACGATGTGATTGCGGGAAAACTGTAAAGAAGACATACGCATTACGCAATCGAGCTTGCTAATTTAGCATTGCTTGAGAGATAGTGAGCGTTTTACCCAACCGGCGGGGGTTTCCGCCATTACAAACGTAAGGAGAACATCATGTTCAAATTCGATCCTGCTGATCCTGCAATGTTCGACCCGGCTGATCCTGCTGATCCGGCCATGTTCGATCCGGCTGACCCGGCTGATCCTGCTGATCCGGCCTAAGTGAGCCTCAAAAAGGGCGACTAACCTCGCCCTTTTTGTTCCGTCCAATAAACAGGAAATTCACTATGTATTCGCTCGTCAATGAGATACCTCTGCTGTCCTACCGTACCCTAGAACATATAACCGATCATAGCCTCGTGCAGATGTTTAAGGTCGACGATTTTCTAACGGCGGAACAATGCCAGACGCTTATCGACGAAGCGACGCTCAGTATGGCGCCGAGCCGTATTGGCGATAAGAACAACACAACCAAGATCGACGTTTCCGTAAGGAGCAGCCGTACTTCTTATCTGAGTTCGGAGTCGAATCATCGCGTTGTGCAAGAAGTCCACGGCATGCTTCATGCTATGTATGGACACCCAGAACTCAACAGCGATCCGATGCAAGTCCATCGCTACGGTCCGAACGAACACTTCGCTGCCCATCACGATTACCACAATCCCGAGACGCAACAAGCTCGAATCGACGCCGAAGGCCAGCGAACTTGGACGCTGATCGTGTATCTCAATGACGACTTCGAAGGTGGTGAGACCTATTTCCCACTGCTTGATATCAAAGTTACACCAAAGCGCGGCATGCTCATAGCGTGGAACAATCTCACCGTAACTGGCGAGGTAAACCCGTACACTGAGCACGAATCTCTGCCTGTAGTGATCGGCGAGAAGAACCTTCTGTCGAAGTGGTTCAGAAACAAGCTGCTTGTGTAACGTAAGGGAGTCTTCGGGCTCCCTTTTTATGGCCTCCTAAAACTGTAAATTCATCACATAGTCACATCTTTTTTGACTGCCTATCTTATGGAGTTTTCTATGACCATTCAACTTCCAGATGACCATATTCCCGGAGAACGTTGGGAGTTCAACGAGGACGTCACCAAAAAATTCGATTCGATGTTGGAGAGGTCAATTCCTGGGTATTTTCATATGCGTGATCTGGTGTTTCGTCTAGGTCGCAACTTCATCAACGACCGTAATCGAGTGATCGATTTGGGTGCGAGTCGTGGTGAGTCCAGCGCTGCTTTGATCGAGGCGTTTCCTAATACGCGATTCCTGTTGTGTGAAATCAGCGAGCCAATGCGTAACGAGTTGCTGCATCGGTTCCACGATAACCAGAACGTGTTTGTTCGTGACTTCGATCTTCGTCAGAACACCAAAGACATATACAATCTTGTGTCTGGTTGGGAAAGTGCAAACACACAACCTGCGTCGTTGGTGCTCGCTATCCTAACGCTGATCTTCGTACCGATCAATTTTCGTCAGAGCATCATTCAGGGAATCTACGACGGATTGCCCCAGGGTGGTGCCTTCATCATGGTTGAAAAGGTGCTCGGAAACTCTGCTCTTACTCAAGAGCTTCTGGTGAAAGAGTATCACAACCTGAAACACGACAATGGTTATAGCTGGGAAGATATCGAACGTAAGCGTGCATCGCTCGAAGGTGTTCAAGTCCCAGTTAGCCACGAGCACAACATGGACATGCTGCACTCGGCTGGCTTCCGTCGTGTTGAGTGCTTCTGGCGTAACCTCAACTTTGCAGCGTTTATCGCAATCAAGGATTAGTCATGCGTGAACTTCGACTGCTGAGAAAGCAAGTACGAGCGTTGTGGAAGCTGGAAGAAGACCTTCCACCAAACATGCGAGAGAACCATCAGTGGCAATGTCTCGCTATGCAGAGTGGCATCCCGTATCTTGTAGGTAAGGGCGGAGCCAACACATTCTTCTACCGCATCGGCGAGAAGGATGAAATGCAGTATGCGCTTCCTGATGATATGTTCTCCATCATGGACAAATGGTTAGCGCAAGACTACATGATGTACGCCATAACCAAGAAGCGCGATATCAGCAACGCACCTCAGTCTCAGAGCCTCGACAAGCTGATGAAGCGTACTGACGATTATTACGTTGGTTACTACATTGTTGGCATCACTCAAAATCAGAGCGTGGTGCGCCTGTATACCTTGAAGTCGGGTCTGCGTTCTAATCAATGGGTACCATTCAAACCCAAAAAGAAGGGCAAATAATATGGACCATCACAACATCAATTACCCGATCGACATTCTGTTTCCCAGCCCGAAGTTGAGTTCGGAACAGGTGTACGAAAGCCTGTCTGTCCCGCGCATCGACTTGATCAACTCCATTTGTCAGCCGAACGCCTACTTCAACAGCAACCGACCTGACTTTGAGAGCATATGCACCTACCTGGGCATGAAGTGCGTCAAGGCTATGGGTGGTGTTTGGATGTGGGAAGGCACTGGATTCCAGATGCACAAGAAGATTCTCGACATGGGTGCTGGCGTCTATATGTTTGGTCGCCATATCGTTGAGACTCAAACCAAGTTTGATCCCATGTACACTGTGATGCACATGGAACTCATGTGCGATAAGCACAAGCTGACTACGATCAAATGCCCAGCAGATGGCGGTGTTGTTCTTCTTTATTCTCACGACCCAATTCCGAACCCTGTGTTCGACAACAGTAAATACATTCCAGCATTGCGCGGCTACTACAGCGTAATCGGTACAGGTGGAGCGCGATAATGGCAAAGGTTGAAAAAACGAAGAAAAAGAAGAAGGTAGTTGCCAGCACTAGGGCTGGTATGCCTATCGAAAAGGACAGCTACATCATCGTTCGTCAAGGCAACAAACATGCACTTGCGCTTGCCATTAATCCGGAGCGTAATCGTGCAGTTCTCGATGCAACGCTTGCTGACGATGAGCCGAAACATATCGAGTACGACGAATCCACTCTGATCGCCAACCTTGGCACCAAGCCTCGTGTTGGTGGTTCTGCTTTCGGCGTCAAGATCGAACCGTTCATTTCTTCTGTTGCTTCCAAGTACGGTGAAATGTTGTTCTTCCGCAAACTGGAGGACAAAGAAAAGAAGGCTCTCAAATCTGCGCTGCGTAAGACCTATGATCGCATGATTGAGTCAAGCCTCAACGTCTTCCCGTTTACCACAATGCGTATTCTTCCGAAGCGCGGGAAGTACGCTGGTTGCTACAAGTTTCGTCGCAAGATGAGCGATGTGTGGGATAGCGTCGAGTTGTTCCCTGAGACATTCGAGGATGTCAAATACAACGAGTACGTTCTGTTCCACGAGTACGCCCACGCTGTCTGGTATAAGATGCTGGACGTTCGCTACAAGGCTCGCTGGATCAAGATGTATCACAAGCGCTTGGAGCTGTCCAATATCCTTAAAGATCGCTTGGAGCCCATGCTCGATGAACTCCTCCAGTTTGCAGGTAACCTGAGTGACTTCTACAAAGAACAAGATGATGAAAATCGCCTCGTCTTCCGTGAAGTTCTGGCTCACTACAAGCGTTACCACAAGATGGATAGCTACTCGCTGGATATTCTTCACGTAGAGGACACCGAGAAGTTTGCTTCGATGTGGCCTAAGCGGGCGACCCTTGTTGAGTCGAAACCCGACTTGAGTGAGTATAGTATGACAAAACCGGAGGAGTTCTTCGCGGAAGCCTTCGCGTTCCACATGACTGGCCGCTCTATGCCGAAGGATATCACGAAGCTCATGGATAAAACCCTCACAGCACTACAAAGCGTCTGAGGCAACTATGAATGATATCGCCACGTTAAAGTCTCTTACTAACATTCGACCGATCGCCACACTCAACAACTATCCAGTGTCCCCCGCTCGATTCAATCGAATCTTCTTTGAGCGGGAGAGTGCGTTCGGTCTGCACGAAAATGGTATCGTCCTTACTATATCCGATAATGCCCATCCAGATGTTCTGGAGTGGGCTGACTTCATCAAGGCACCGATGGGTGATGTTCGGATTCGTCGTGTAGTTACAGAGGCTGATCTGGAGAGCTTGCAACTACGCCGCTCCAGTTCGCGCTTACGGCGTAACTGCAACTATGCCGTTATGCTCAGCGATGACGTGGCGGTATTTCGTTTTTCCACCGTGCGCTGGTTTGGTCAAAATTTCCCTATACCACAACTGACCAAATATTTCGAGCATCTTCGTCGTGCCTATCTGTTGTGTCCTACCTCCGGTAGAATCAACGTGCCCATCGTGTTGGGTAGTGTAAAGCACGTATATACCAGTAGAGCACAGATGGAAGAAGTTCTCTACCCAATGGCTTATTACTTCTTCCGCGAAGATACGGAGCTATAATGGCAAAGAAGAAAGAGAAGGAAGCGGCTGTTGTCGAAGCAACCCAGTCGCTCGCCGTCAAGTATCGTCCGCGTATTCTCAAGGATGTTGTTGGTCAAGACAACTCCGTAGCTATCGTCAAGGGCATGATCAAGAAAGGGCACTACCCTGGTGCCATTCTGATCAGTGGTCCGACAGGTACAGGCAAGACAACGCTCGCCCGTATCATTGCAACGTACATGAACGCAGAAGACCCGAAGAAGGTCAGCGAGAGTCGCGCATATCGTTTGGGTGACAAGCATCCTGACGTTACCGTAGTGAATGCTGGTACGCAGGGTAAGGTAGATGACATTCGTACAGTGATTCGTGGTGCAAGTGCTGCTCCGATGAGTCGCTACCGTGTGGTTGTTATTGATGAGGCGCACAAGCTGACAGGAGCATCCGCAGAAGCCCTGCTTGTACCTCTGGAAGAACCGCCAGGACGTACCATCTGGATTCTGTGTACAACGAACCCAGAAAAGCTGCTCGACACCATTGCGAATCGATGCACAAAGCTGGCCCTCAATCCGATGGAGCCAGAACACATTGTCGCTCGTCTGGAGCAGATCGTTGAAGCCGAGAAGCTGTCGTTCGTTAAAGGCAAAGAGGGTAAGAAGGCCCTCAAGCTGATCGCTCAATTGTCTGATGGCAGTATGCGTAACGCCATCAGCCATCTGGAAGCTGTGATGTTTGCAGCGTTCAGTGGCATGAGCTTCGATGCAGAAGGTGCACTCAAGGCTTACGTCGAAGGTGCTGCCGTCGATCTTGATAAGGCTTGCGCCTCTGTGATTGCGGCCTCGCTGAACCTCGATCTTTCCGGCTGTATCTCCATCATTCGCAAAGCGCAGAATCCTCGCGGCATCGTCTACAAGTCTCGCGTTCTCGTTGACTTCCTGATTGGGCGCAAGACGAAGACTGCCAAGTTCACTCCGTACTCTGGTCGAGTGTTTGATCAAGTTGCGGAGAAGATGGAAATCAAGTACAACCTAACTGCATTGATACTGCTACAGTCCGTGATCAATGAGGTTGAACTCCAAATGAATAGCTGTAGTATCGATGAGTCTGTATTGCTGCAAACGGCGCTTGGCCGTTTCATCATCGAGAACAAAGGTGAGTAAGTAAAAACATGATCGAGTTGACTGACGTTGAGTTATCCAACGTCGTCTACTTCAAAAAAGCGAAACTGGACATTACCCGGCACCCGTTCGTAGTCATCACTGGCCACAACAAAGATAGCCGCATTTCCACAGAGACAAGCAACGGTGCCGGTAAGTCACTGTTGTTTTCTTCTGTGCCAAACCTCCGTTATGAGCAAACTCCCCTTGCAAGCCAAAAATCAAAGAAGGACATGCTGTCCTCTTCGGCTTCAAGCATTACCCTTGGTCTAAAAGGTAACGACGGGAAGTCGTACAAGATCACGCAAACAGCTTCCAAATTCGTCATTGAACGAGACGGCACGGACATTCAAGCTCGGACCATCAATATACAGAAAGCCGAGCTGGAGCGAATCTTCCCAATCAGTGAAGAGGAGTTCTATTCGTACATTTACCTGCAGAGCCAACGCCCATTGGCTTTTCAGATCGACAAACCCGCTGCACGCCTGCACTACATCACCTCGGTGTTTCGACTGGACGTGTATGACCAGTTGAAGAAATTCTTCACTCGTAAGCTAGGCGAAATCAAGAATAAGCAGGTTGAGTTTGACGTGCTGAACAACCAGCTCATCAAGATCAACAGCCTGCTGGAGCGTTTGGATTGGAGCAAAGAAAAGGCAGAGGAACTTGAAGCTGCGCAGTCTGTCATCAAGTCTCTCAGCGGTGATGCCAAGAAACTCCAAACCAAGATCGAACGTCTCAAAGCCGCGCTTGCTGTAAGTGAACGTCACGCGAAGCTGACCAAACAACGTAAGGCTCTAAAGCCAAAGTTGGACCTCAAGTCCGCTAAAGCTGAACTGGAGCTTCATGAGCTGGTTAGCGATTACAAGTCCGAGTACAAGACCTATATTGCACAGCGCGAGCAGCTTACCACGCAGATTGCAGAGATTGGCGAAACTAAGCCAGTCGAGAAGCTGGAAAAGCAGATCAAAAAGCTGAATGATCACCAAGCTGGTGAAGAAGCCAGCCTCACTATGCTGCACGAGGCTCGTCAATTCTACAAGCAGATCATGCGTGAAGTTGAGGAAGCCACTGCTGCTGTTAAAGAGACTGGTGCAAAACTCAAGAACGTGGACGTAATCGTTACACTCGGACCTAAGGGTTACGAGGATGAGATTGCAAAGTATTCCGCAGTTCTACAGCTTGAGTCAATCGTTGACGACTGCGCTGATGGTGAGTGCCCTACTTGTCAGCAATCGGTAAACATCCAGAAGTTCAAGAAGCAAATCGCTGAGGCCAAAGAAGCCGTAAAGAAAGCCAAGCAAGGTATTAAGAAGTATCGTGCCTGCAAAGAGCTATTCGACCTTCAGCATAAGGCCAAGAAGCACGAGTTTGACGAAAAGGCAGAACAGGAATTCCTCGATCGTAGGCTCGCGTATAAGGCTACTGAGGATAAGTTGGAGAAACTCCAAGAGCAACTGCATAGCGCTCGCCAACTGGCAAAGCTGAATGCACGCCTGGATGAACTGACAAAACCTAAGAAGCCAAAGAAAGAACCAAAGTACCCCAAGAAGCAGCTACTTGAAATCCTAGAGCAGCATTCGGAAATCAAGCGCATCGATAGCGTCCTGGCATCTTTGGAGGAACAACACGGAACTATTGATCCGGTTGAGTTGTCTAATAGCTTAGAAGAAGCCGAAAAGCGTTACGCGAAGATCGAACGCAAATACGTCAAAGCGCAAGACACCTGCAGTTCTCTTGGTTCCAAAGCCAGTGAATACAAGGTACTTCGTCGTGAACGTAAGGACGCGATTGAAAGCCTGAAAGCGCTCGAACCTATCATCGCACAGCGTGGTTTGTTTAAGAGCCTTGAGAAGGCGTACGGTAAAGAACTGAAAGTCTACGCTGCCAACCAAGTCCTCGCTCAAATCGAGCAGAACTTGAACCGCTACTCCAATTTGATCTTCGCCGAACCCTTCAAGTTTGCAGTCCATGCTGACGATAAAGGAGTTCACTGCGTTGTGGATCGCGGCAATGGTAAGAAGTCGGACGTTCGCCTTCTCTCAGGTGCTGAATCTGATTGCTTCCGTTTGTTGTTCTTCTACGTCATGTTGATCATGGTCGATGACACTCGCCGAACCAACTTTGCTGTGTTGGACGAGCCTGACAGTCACATGGATGATACCACACGTTCCCTGTTCATTGAGCGATTCATCCCTGCGTTACGTACACTGGTACCTCATGTTTTCCTAATTACGCCCCTGAGCAAGCACGCTTACAGTGAATGTGCATACGTCACTGTGGTCAAGCATAAGGGAGTGTCGAAATTGGTGGAGGATCGGTAATGCGTATAGTAGGATTTGGTTGCCATGCACCAGACGAGGTGCTTCTGCGCCTCTCAAGGGAAAAAGGTGTCAAGCGTAGTAGTGTCCTGATTCTCGCACCAGAAGCTATACTGCCAAAGAGACGACCGAAGAAAATCGACTACGTTGTGTTTTTCAGCCTGAAGGACCTTCGTAGAAACATCGATTGCCATTCAAGTTTCTACGATACCATTTTCATGGTCTTCGATACTCCGATTGTTTTGTCTGGGTACAATTTGAAGACCATGGATTACAAGATCGGCAGTGACGTTCACATCGACGGTTTTGAGTGCCTCCCTCTGAACCTAGACTTGAACGTTGAATCTGGGTCCGTAATGCGAACAGGCTTCGATATCATCAATGCTTCCGTTGAAGAGGTAAAAGCACAACGAACCTTGCTGAACCAGCTCATGACCTTCATCTATACTTTACCAAGAGCTACCCATCAGACACCAATCAAGGTTCTGGTGTGTAACTGGATGATAAGTAAGGGTAGCTTGGTTAAGTTGAATGCGGACCTTGAGAAAATGAAGGCAAGCCCGCTGAACCAGAAGCAACTAGCACGATTGAACGATATCTTGTCTTCGGAGACTGCCAACCTATACAGGGAAGCGTTACATGAAGGCGGAGACTCCGAAGCTCTAGCTCGACGTTATGGAATCAGCGCATATGAAATCAACTACATGCGAGCCATTGCGGCTAAAAACTGAGGTCTAAAATGTCTAAGTCCGTCCTGTATCATGCTGAGTGTAACGATGGGATCATGGCTGCTGCCGTTGTTTCTCACTTTGAACGTGATCCAAATATCACGTTTCAGCCAGTCTATTACAAGAATCCTCTGCCTGAACTGGACGGACAAGACGTAATCATGGTGGACTTCTGCCACGATGACCTTGCGGCTATGATGCACCTGATCGAGAGCGCACGTTCTGTCACCATTATCGATCATCACATTGGTGCATTGCCTGTACTGACTGCACTGCAAGGCATGGAAGCTCCTAACCTTACGATCAAGTATGCTGCCAATGATTCTGGCGCTAGTGCAACATGGAAGCACTACACTGATCGTACCATTCCTAAGGTTATCGAGTTGGTCAGAGGGCACGACCTTCATATCAACAAATCCCTACAGGACGACTACTTCTTCTATGGTGTGTTGACCGAAGTTCAAACCGTTGCGTTTTGGGAATCACTGATCGAAGATATCACCCGAGTTAACCAGCTAGTTGTCGCAGGCAAAAACGTCTACGACTTCATCGTGAACTCGGTTGTACCTCAGACGCGCTTAAAGGTACGACACACTCAGGTTGAAGGTTACGTTATACCCGTCGTTAATGTGAGCCGACTCCTGCAAGGCATCGTCCTTGAAGAACTTTCCAAAGTCGCTGGTGTTGCCATGGCTTACGAAGACTTACCCGGAAAGCGTAAATGGAGTGTACGTTCAACGAATGCCGCACACGGTGCTGCAATTCGTATAGCCAAACTCTACGGAGGCAGCGGGCATGAGAATGCTGCCGGCTTCCACACAGATCACAGTTTCATGTTTCCAATGATTGATTCTCCGAATTGATCTAATAGGGGCCGTAATGTTAGAAGCAGTTAGTACAAGCGATTTTCATTTGGAGGGAATGGGTAAGCACTTCCAAGACAGCATTCGCCGTCAGCTTGCCGAGGTGGACAAGATTTACAAGTACGCAATGTCGAAAGGCATTCAGCATGTGTTTATCCCAGGAGATATCAGCGATACTCCTCACATGCGTTGGTCTACCTACATGCAGTTGGCCTTGTTCTTCCGCAAGTATGACGGTGTGATCAACAGCTACTACATCGGCGGCAACCATGACCGTTCAGATATTGAGAACACCTCATGTGACTTCCTCAAGCTATTGTCTGAACATGGCTTCTTCAAATCCTTTCGTATCTTCCTAGAACCAGATCAGGATCGCATTGACGGTACTCTGGTAAACTTCTGTGCCTGGCCTTGTCGTGAGACCATGACAGAGAAGGAAGGGTGTTTGAACTTTGCACACGTGGAGTATAACGGTGCAATTGGTGATAACGGACGTGCCCTTAAAACCAAGCATGAGTTCCTATCGCACGAACGTGACTTCACGATCAGCGGCCATATCCATCAATACCAGTACATGAAGAACAAACGAGCCATCTTCAACGGTAACCCGTTCCAGAAGAACTTTGGCGAGAAGCTACCCAAAGGGTTCGTTCACTTCAAGGCACGTACTGAAAAGAAGACGGTAGAAGTCAAACATCGCTTCATCGACAACAATCCGAACTTTAGGCTTGAGACTGTCATCATCGAAAGCCCGAAAGACTTTCAAAAGTTGAAGGATGACAACAATCTACGGTACAAGTTGCTGGTTGCTCCTGATGTTCTGGTACCTAGTGACCTACGCATCCATTACCCGAACATCACTGGCGGTATCTTCAACTCGGATACGAAGAAAGTAAAGGCAGAAGATGGAATCGTAGAGGTTTTGGGAGAGACCGCGCCCTCTCTTAAAATTCGGCCAACCACAGGATTGAAGAAGTTTTTGCAGTCCGAGGGTTATTCCAAAAAGGATATCAACGACGCTCGCTTTATCGTAGATCAAGCGATGAACGAGCTTGGCCTTTCCTGAGTGGTATTTTCTTGGTAATCCCGTACGGTACCGCAAATAAATACCACAGATTCGCTCTCAGATTTTCAGTGTAGAAAAGATAATACTAATTTTTCTACATCGAGAGACTTAGAGACCTTGGCGCTAAGGCTTGATAGTTGTCCTCGATGACACCTACCATATCCTGGAGAAACGCCACCATGGCTACCAAGAAAAAAGTGACAAACCCGCTCGCCAAGACGGTCAAGCGTAAGGTCAACAAATCGCCTGACGCCGTCAAGGCTCGCAAAGCTGCAAGAGTTGAGCGTAAAGCCAACAAGACCACTATCAACGCCAAAGCCCGTCAGGCACGCAAGAAGCTGACCCCGGCCGAGAAGTTTGAGAAGGGTAAGCGTCAGGCCGTACTGCGCGCTCGTCGCGAAGGCAAAGACGAGAAGCAGGCTCTGAAGGATTACATCAAGTGGTACAAGACCAAGGGCAAGCACGACGCTGCCAAGTCTGCCTCTGTTGAGCAGAAGAAGAAAATCCGCGAAGCGCACAACAAGAAGCGCGAAGCTCTGGCCGCCAAGCGTAAGCAACTGATGGATGCGTACAAGAAAGTACGTGAGGGCAACAAAGCCCTGCCGATGGAGAAGCGCAAGGCTGCAAACTCGAACGCTCGCACCAAGTTCAAGGCCGCTCTTGCCAAGCTGGGCGATCAGCGTAAGAAGCTGACCGAAGGCAAGAAGAAGAAGCTGGAAAGCATCAAGGCCAAACTGGCTAAGAAAGCTCCGGGCCGCGGTCCGCATCAGCGTCCTGCCAAGCCGAAGAACACTGTGATCGTTCCGACCGCAGCTGAGAAGAAAGTTCGCAAGCCGCGCACTCCGAAAGCAGCCGCTGCTCCGGCCGCTCCTGCCAAGAAGCCGCGCGCTCGGAAGGCCGCTACCAACGAGGCTCCTACTCCGGTAGAGAAGAAGACTCGTAAGCCGCGTACTCCGAAGACCGTAGCTCCGGCTGGCGGTGCAGCTTCCGGTGCTAAGCCGGCCCGTAAAGCTCGTGCTACCAAGCCCGCAGCTGCACCGGCCCGTAAAGCTCGTGCTACCAAGCCCGCAGCTGCACCGGCCAAGAAGACCGCTGCCAAGCCCGGCGCCAAGAAAATCCCGCGCGGTTAATCCGTAGTCGGGTGCTCTAAGAAAGGCTCACATCTTTAATCGGGTGTGAGCCTTTTTTATTGCTTCCAGCCAACGTTGTTTTGTCCAAAATCGCTAATTTATAGTCACGACATATCTTGGCTGAGCATCCCGATGCAATTACAACCAAAATCGATTGATACTAGCCAGAACGTGATTGATATACGTAAGGCACGCAATGCCAACGAATTGATCACCGTAATTGGCCGAATCAACACAGCTCTGCGCCTTCGCCAATCTCAGTATAAGACTGAGCCGAAGAAGGTAGCTTTCGGTCCTCTGAACAAATTGTACGACACCTTATCGTGGGTGCTGCAAACGCAAGCTGAATTGCAGTGCGCTGCATTCGCGGCTCAGCATCTTAACGACGTTAAGCGTGATCGGTGCCTTGCACCTATAGCTCGCTTGAACGATGACGTTTTGGTGTTAAAGCGCAGTTTGATTTCGCGGATCAACGCGGCTTCCAAACCTATGGTTAGCGCTAAGTTGCACAGCTACGCGAACGTGGTACACGACTTCCTTCGACCTATTTGCGATAAGCTGTACTCTGTCAATATGTACAACGACAACGTTACCTACGTCGCTTTCATTGCACGTAACGTAACTGCGGCTGATGGGTTCACCTCTCCTGAAGTCTGCATAAAGCTATCAGAGACGGCTGGCGTGTTTCGCGTTAGCCTACCTTATAGTCCATTCGTTGATACAGACAGCGTTCCGTTTTCAACTCTTAAGGACCTCAATTACTTCCTGTCTGGTGCACTGAACGTACAAAAGTCGGCTGCACCTAAAGCTAAGGAAGATAAGCTGCTCCGTATAGAAGGCGTAACTCGTATCGATGTGACCGACACGTTGAACCTTCATTTGGATTCAGCAGTGCGTCCAACCGATATCAATAGCATCTTGCGTACAGTGATTCCTCTGATCAAGCGCACATTCGAGCGTGGTCAGTTCGAGGTATTGCATAGATTCAACAATACGCAAGACGGCAAATGCCTTCAGTTCTGCGTCGGCAATCGAAAGGTTGTAGACCCCCGTTCTCTGACTCGTTTGACTCGGATACTGGGTATGAACAAAAACCAGATCAATCAGATGAACGAATTATTGGAGACAACATGAATCACCTCGATAAACTGAGCGACGAAGAACTGGTAAAATACGCCAATAAGCGTATGCCTGTCTATCGACGCCTAATGTCTCGCGCCAAATCGTTCCTCACTGGGTTGCTTGGTCGTGGAGTCATGCGAGCTACGGCTGGCGACTATACAATCGACGTTGGTGGTGACGGTGAAGTGCGCGGTGCAGGCAAGATTCGCCTGTCGAACTTCAAAGCACCTTCGTTCACCAAGTTGAAACAGCACGTTACCGCCCTTCAAGAAAGTGACGCACTGGACGAACTGACCTACATTGTCAATCGTCTGAATAGCAGCGAAAGCAAGGTAATGAAGGCAGAAGCCAAGCGCATGTACCCAATGCTGCAGGCAATGATGGAAGCCTTCAACACCAGCATGGAAGCGCTTGAGCGTATCGCCGACAAGCACGTTCCTGTTGAAGTTGCCAACGTATTCCAAGATGCCGCCAAGATCACCAACGCGATTATGGCAGCGTATGCAGAAGAAGAAAACGTTGACCTACTGGCAAACGTGCTGGTAGGAAGCAACGAGGATCGTATCGACTTCGTGCAATACTTCGACGTTACCGAGTACACCGAGAACCGCCTGTTTGTCATCGTGACGTGCTCGCTCACCGCTGTTGGTAATGAGTACGTTATGTCTCGCCACGTTACAGTTCAGGATCGCTTCCAAGCTCCGTTCTCGTATGACGTAGGTGAAGCAACTACCGATATCACCAAGTCGGTTAAGACGGCTCTGGCTACTCACGGTGTGATCGCTGCTATCGGTGCCCTCACTCTCAAGATCGATGAGACCCGCATCAAGCGTGCGTTGTCCAAGTTGGACTTCGTTAAGAGTGTAGAGTTTGCACCTAAGGCAATCAACGTTTATGTAAAGGGCAATAAGAAGACTTTCGACCAAGAGAAGGAAATCTTTGCCGTACTGAGCGCAGATACTGATATTCGCCGTATGCTCGGTCGCTCCAAGCGCCTGATCAGCAAGTTCACCGAAGATAAGTTCTGGCAGTTCACCGTTAACTCGCGGGGCTGATCATGTACCAATATATCCACGACCCGTTGAGCTTTCGACTCTCGACGTGGCCGTGGGGTGGGGCTTCGTACATTACGACGTTCAACTACCGCGTCCACAATATCGAGTTCAAGCCTCTGCTTGACTACTTGAAGCAAGAGTTGGAAAAGAGTCCAACGCTGAAGGTACGATACACAACGTTCTCGTTGGTTAACGTTTACAGCGGATTCACCGACATGGCTTACGGTCTTGGAGGTACTCCGCATAAATCAATTCGTCGAGGCCCTATCGTATTCACGTTCGCAATGACTCGTCGAGATAGGACGTCCTTCTTGCCTCGCCACGTCATCTGGAATACAGGTCATACTTGCCTTTGGGGTCCGACATTGCAGTACGGGCACGACTATCTGACGATCAGTGTTCCAATCAATATAGCGATGAAGTGCAGGTTGAACAATACCTTGCGCAGACAATTGGAATGGCTGTATAAGATCGTCGGCGGGTGGAGTAAGTCTTTCGCTATGCGCAGAGACAGTATCGAAACCCAAGACGCGAAGATGATCCACGACAAGATTTACTACAAGACCATTCCAAAGGTAATGTGGAATTATCCGTGGGGAGATTGGAAGTACGTTCGTGAGTTTTGGGATCGTGCGCCTAATCTGCTAGACATTCAGGTTACTGACCTGTTTGTTGAATACTTCCTTCTGTACTTGACCAGATACTTCAAGAAGGTTAAAGAGCCTCTAGTTGTACCTGTTTTTGAGGAGATTGAACAATACGTCAGAAGCGGATTGCTCGATCTTGTGCAGAAGCAAACAACGGATAAAGGTAATCTAGTCGCCAAGTTTCTACCGAGCGACATTGCCCTGGCTCTAGCTGAACCATCTCCATCGATAAATATCGAGGCTGTGGTAGACGCTATTTGTAACGGTAAACGCCAATGACAAGTACACACAAGTGCGTGGAAGGGTCGACCGTATCCATCATCGATGTGTTTCTCGATGAGTACGATCAACCTGTAATACCCGCCAATACAACATCAGGACCTCGCGTTCGACTGTACGATACAGACAAAGCGATCATCGCCGAAGTCATCGCCACGGTTGATCAGCAAGAGCCTGGTGCGTGGCGTGCAGATATACCTGTTCCTAAGATGGACCTGAAGGACACCGTCGATCTGCGCTGTGTCTGGTTCATCAAGTCTGAGGATGGTGAGACTTTCCGTAGTACGCACGTATTGCAGGTAGCACCACAGTCCGAAGAACGTACCGGTGACGTTACCGTTATTCACGGTCGCGATATGCACATGACAGTCGTACTGCCATTTGCCTTTGATCCGGGTAAGCCCAAACAAGAAGCAAACGTTCGGCTTGGTCTTCCTGCTGTACCCGCAGAACCTGGCGATACAATGACGTTCAGTCTGTATCGGAACAACCAGGTGCTGATGGAGCACCTACCATGGAACGATTCGTCTGTCACTATTGAGCGATTCAGTAACAAGACCGTAGTTCGTATACCGAACGCAATGGGACCAGCTAAAATGGAACCCGGTCTATTGCTAGTTGAGTACATGCGCAAGGATGCTTTCTCCTTCACGCAGTACGCTTTCAAGGTATGGACAGTAACGCCGCAGATTTTGGTTGCAGCTTCTCAGTTGGAAGCCTACATCAACAAAGCTCACGTTCAAAATGTGATACCCGAATTGGACTACACACAAGCAGACCTCTTTGAGTATCTGGCTCGTGGCCTTAACCTGTTCAATTCATTCCCTCCTCAGTTGACTGCCTTTACTGGTACCAATATGCAGGGAATGATCATGGACGCGTGGTTGCAGTGTAGTGCATATTACGCACTCGCCGCACAATTGCAGGCTGAGGGTGCCCTTGCGTTCGACTTTAGTGGACAGAGTGTTTCGCTGAACGTTGACCGTACACCTTCTATCGAATCTGCTTTGGGTCGCATTGAAACTGCACTGGACAACCACGTCAAACCCGCTAAGAAGCTGCTTGCGAAAGCAGGCATCAATTCTGGTGACGGTTCACAGGGCGGTAGATTCATTGACGGTAGTTCTCAGATTGGCGCTCTGTCTGTCATCAACGCCCCGACGACGCGACTGCCTTGGTCTGGCCGTGGTCCTGCATGGACGCGCGGTCTTGTGTAATTTACGGAGTGTAACATGAAACTCACCGAAAACTTCGCTCTGCTAGAGTTTGAGCGTTCCGATACTGCGCGTCAGCACAATATCGACAACAAGGTGCCCGAAACTGTTCTGCCTAACGTGCGAAAGCTGGCAGAGTTCCTTCAGGAACTACGCGATAAGCTAGGCACACGCATTACCATCTCCTCCGGCTATCGCAGTATGTCGCTCAACCGACTCGTCGGTGGTGCTGGAATGTCGCAGCACACTCAAGGGCTTGCTGCTGATATTCACGCCAAAGGCTTTACTGCTGAGGAGTTGTTCCAGAAGATCATCGAGCTGGACCTTGATTACGACCAGGTAATTCAAGAGTTTGGTCGTTGGGTACACGTCAGCGTTTCGCTGGATAAACCGCGCAAGCAGAAGATTCGCGCAACGAAAAACTCGGCTGGTAAAACAGTCTACACCACAGTGTAACGGAGACAATCAATGTCCACTTTTCAACACACTCGCAACTCTGTGACCGCGGCTATCCAGAATCTGGCCAGTCAAGGTCCTGTACTTCATCTACAGCGCGTTACTCCGATCGGTAGCAACTTCGCTCGCGTTCTCGGTACCATCAGCGCCAAAGCTACTCCTGAGCAAATTGCCGGTGCTATCCGCAAGCTGAGCAACAAGCTGACTCCGATCGCAGGCTCGTTCCAAGCTGTAGCTAGCAACGGCGTTACCAAGTCCATCGAAGGTATCGTTGGCGTCATCGAAGAACGCATCGTTCTGAGTGACAACAACCGCGATCATTTCAGCGCTATCGCTTCCAACATGTACATGGACGAAGAAGAACGTCTGTGGAGCCTGAAGAAGACTGACGCTGGCGACATCCTGATCAAGTCCCACGCTGGCGACGATCTTGAAGTTATGAACAGCCTGATGGCTTGCGTCGCATCTTCGGACGTTGGTTACCAAGAGTCCATCCCTGCCAGCAACGATCTGGCCGGTCAGCGTGCAACTGTAGAAGGTGGTGACCTAATCACTTACGTCAGCCCGACAGCCGGTCGTACCGTACTTGGCTTTGCAGTAGCTTCTGCAATCAACGAAGACGGCAGCGAAGCTGGCCTGGTCGTTGTTGACCGTGAAGATCGCGTTGAGCAGATTGATCGCAACCTCGTCGTGGCTTCGTTCCAAGACGTTGAGATCGACGAGACCGAAGAACTGGTCGCAGTAGCGGCCGGCAATTTCAGTCTGGAAATGATCAAAGACTACTACCGTCGGATGTTCATTCGTCGCCCGGAATACTTCGAGAAGTTCTGGTCGCGTTACAGCAGCCACGCATTCTTCTGATCGCAACTAGAAGGGGTGCCTGCGGGTGCCCCTTTTTGGATTGAACGCCATGAAAGCCAAAAGAAATGGAACGATCGATGTTAGCGGTGATGTAGACGATCGCGGTCGTCTTATCAACAAAGACATTCCAGACGACGCACGACGCTCTGCCAAGAAAGGCAAGAAACGCAAGGATGTACGCAAGGAGCGCGTAACCGAGTTGATCGTTGCCGAAGAGGAAGGCAAGAAGCGTAAGAAAAAGCGCAAGGTAGTTGAAGAAGAACCTGTCGTAGTTAAGAAGCGTAAGAAAAGCAAGGAAATCAAACCTGCAACCGACAAGGCCCTCGCTAAGTTGGAACGACGCAGAGAGAAGGCCCTTGCAGAGATTGACTATCTGCCTGCTGCTCAACCCGGCGACGAGTTTGATCATCAATATCGCGGTATGTTCGACAACTTGAAAACCATCTGTGCCCTCTTTGAGGAAAAGATGATGGACAGTCCGAACAGCCGTGATGTGTACGCATTGAGTACCTTGTACTCGCAGATGCGTGAGGTCATTGCTGATATACGCAGTGCTAAGGATGTCAGTTCGCAGATTGCAGAACTTGAAGCCAAGGCCTACGGTTCCTTCTTGAAACTGGTTGGACAGACCTACGTGGACTTGTTCTTCAAGTTGCAGAAGGATATACGCATGTACGTCAAGGACTTGGATGCCCAGGCTCAATTGCTTGCATCGCTTCAAGGTGCATGTAAAGACCAGGGTGATAAGGTCCAAGCAGGTTATGCTTCAATGCTAGACAGAGTACGCACGGTGCTTATGTGATGAAACGACCTAAGGTGCACAAGTCTAAAGCTCGAATCGTCACAGGGCCGAAGAAAGCTGGCACCGTGTCGAAGATCAGACGAACAAAAGAACAAGCGTACGGCGATCGTTGGACGTGGACCACTATCTGTGCAGAAGTAAAGCGACGTGCTGGCTACAAGTGCCAGAAATGCAGTCGACCTGAATCAGACCTCGGTTTGCAGGTTGATCACATCGTAGAAGTTGCTAGAGGCGGTGCTACCGCTTTCTATAACCTGCGCGCACTGTGTCCAATATGTCACGCTAATCGTCCGAGCCATAAAGCCGCTAAGAAACTCATCCTCCATGAAGCTAACAATCGTGAAAAACGTCGAGTTTCCAAGGGACATTCCTGAAGAATACAAGCAGGTGTGGGATGCGTTCCTGAAGATGCGTGCCGTCGGTCAGCTTCGTGTGATGGAGAAGTCTGAGCGAGCCATACCGGAATGTTTCCGCATACTGTTGAGTCAAGCAGGTGCAAAGTTTCCCTTGCAGAATACTGTAAAAGACTTTGTTGACTTGAAACAACCCACTAACCGCCTAAGACGGTTCCTTCTGCGTGGCGGTGTACTCGATCACATGCGTGTCGGTACCCACAAGCAGACGATGAGCTTGACTAAGGCTGAACCTTGTTGTGCAGCATACAATCCCACGTTCGTGGGTACGGTCGTTTTGCGGCCACAACGTTTTGACTTGGATTACTTGATTGGTCGAATGCAAGGGCTCGTATATAAGACCTTGCCTATTCAGTTGAGTTCCAAGTTACCGAATGGTGACGTGCGTAAGTTTCGTAAGGCCAACTCACTTCGTAGTATGGATTTCGTTCCTATCTACGAAGACAAAGAACTTACGATTCACATGGCACGTTCCGACAAAGAACTCGTGATTCGTTACGAGATAAAACTAGGGGTCATTGTGCCTCTTTACCAGCGGATAGACGCTGCTCTAAAGGGTCTTTGGCAAAAATCGATCATGGGAGTGTTTGTATGAGCAGCGATCTTGAAAAGGTCCAAATGAAGCTGCGTGAAATCGCTCTTGCCGAGAATGGTCCGGATGCTATCCGTATCATCGACAAGTTGAGCAAAGAGGTAGAAAGTCTCAAAACCGAGTTAATGTATGAGCGTCTGGAAACTCCGAACACTCCTACTGATGCCCAGATTGCAGAGTTCAAGGAGAAGTTTTACGACTCCCTGAAAGAGGAACGTGCAACTGACCTCGCCATCTCGTACAGTAAGTCCGAGCTTGCATCGTATCGACCAGCCACACGGTTGGCCATCGTTCAAGTGCTCGTAACAATCGCCAAAGAGCAGAAGGTTAAGGTACCTGCCGTGTGGCAGCGTTATCTAGACTCTCGCGGACATGACTGAGGAAACGGAATCATGGGCTCCATTTTCGATCTGAACCGAATCTCCGCAGCTATAGACGCTGCTACTTCTGGTCAGGTAGCAAAGACAAACTTCCAGCAAGAAACCGATGCCATGTTCAAGGCGCTCGGCGGTGCAGATGATGACACCGTAGAGTACGTCTCCCTTGCTGCGGGTTCTCCTGACCTAATCAAGTCTCTCCAGCCTGTGTCCTTGGACCCTGAGCTGTATGACGACTACAACTCCTTCTTCTTCAACCGTAAGCGTGACCGCCTGCTCGAATTGTTTGACCAAGCGGCCGACGTTACTCACAGCATCAACTCCTTCTTCCTGTTTATGCGGGAAGTCGTTCGCGATGGTCGCAACCTGTTCGCTATCGAGTCGAATCGCCCTGAATGGGAACGTCGCATCGGTCAACTTGCTGAGCGGGCGCATACCCAGAGCGCTGCAATGGCCAATGGTAAAGGCAACATCGTAACAGAATCCATGTACTCACTGCTGGGTTCTATGATGGACGGAGGCAAACACTCCATTCGCCCGTCTTCTGTTTATGCTGGTGGTCTGGATGTAATCCTCGCTCGTTCTTCGCGTGATACTTCGCTGATGTGTTCCAACATTCAGTACGGGTACCACATCGAATCGAGCATGACTTCGTACGGTTACGAGAACAACCGTCTCCAGGCGTACATGACCACCACTTCACTCAAGGTTAAGCAGGCAGCACGTCTGATCCTTGAGTATCTGTTCGGCGCAGGTAATGAACATAGTGCTTATGAGCCTAACCTGAAGACTCTGCCAATCACCACTGATTTCGTTGAGTGCCAGCGCATCTTCGAGCGTGTGGTAGGCGTTACTCTGCCTGTGGACTTCTTCCGCAATATCAGCTTCGGCGCTGACGGCCCCAAGAAGGCCGAACAGTTCGTCCGTATCTGTCTTGTTTTGCACGCTGAGAAACACGCAGCCGAAGAACTGACCCGAGGCTTCAACAACCAACTGTACAGCAACAACACTCCTAAAGAGGCACTGTTGTCTGCGGAAACGTTGGTCAAGAACAACGTTCAGAAGAACGTCACCGAAGAAGCGGCTCTGCTTAACCGTAGCGTCGGCGGTACTATCGCGTTCACCTTTGACAAGCCTACCGCACGCTTCATTGCACAAGCCGAAGAAAGCGAAGAACTGAACGTAACCAACTTCGACAACTGGTTCTCGTTGTGGTCGACTCAGTTCCTGCGTAAGAAAGGTGCACGCGCTAAGAATGCTCTGGCTTCTGGTCGCCTTAAGCTCTCCAACATTCCGCGCTATGTTCTTCCTGTCAGCAAGCTGAACGCTGTTACGGAAGCACGCAAGCGTCTCAATATGTCGGTAGAGCAAACCCGTGCAAACGAAGACGGCCTGTACGTGACGCCGTCCGGCACTCTCGCCTATCTTCCTACTGCGGATGAACGTACCAACCTGAATGCTATCCATGAGTACGAAGCTCTTGGTGCTGCGCTCGGCAAAGTCTGTTCTGACTACGGCATCAACACCTCGTTGCTGTCTGGTGACTACACTGACCTCGTTCAATACGGTATTCCGTATGACGTGTACACTCAAGCCCAAGCTGACCTGAAGCGTCTGGTCGAGTTCAACGGTTCCATCTTGAGTTACGATTGGGACTACGGTCTGCGTGTATACGCATCGTCTCGCCCCGGTATCGTGACCTGCTCCGTGCAGATCGGTTCCGTAAAGCCTGACGATCTGACCATTGCCGATTATCTGGGATTCAACCTCGCTAAGGAAGGTGAAGCACCTCTCCAGAAGACGTTCGTTGACTCTCTGATGCTGATGACACATGACGATCCTATCGGCAACGATACTGATCCGCGTGAAATCTACGGCAATCAGATGGCGCCCGACAAGTTCGTCGAGCACGATCAATTTAAGGACCTGCTGAATACTTACTTCTACCACGTCTATAAAGGCGAACTGCCTGGACTGGATGAGTTGTTGCAGCGGGCAATGGCCGAACTGAACATCACCAAGTTCGACAACGACACGCCTCGTCAACAGGCGGACATCTACGCCGGTGTGATCACTTCTGACGGCAAACTGCGCAGCACAACTCGTAATCAGTACGAAGACGTGCGTACCATGAGGAACCTGCTGAGCCGTACGGTTACTGCATGTTCTGGTAAGTACAACTCGTATGTAGCGCGTGCGGTACAACAGGAGCTAGGTGAAGGTGTTGACTTCCAAACTCTTCAAGAGGAAATCAAAGATCATCCTGACTACTTCCTTGTGGATCAGTCTCCTGCTCATCACTTTGCTCGCCTGTACAATTTCGTCGGCGGCAATATGTTTAAGCAGATTCTGGACGGGATCAATTCCCTTAGCGTCCAGCAACTGACCAACGGCGAGCGAGTACATGAGTTCGAGGAGACTGTCCAGTACAGTGAGAGCGATACCCGTACTGTCAAGCGCAAGGTTACTCGCCCAGACTCGTCCCGTATCTTGAACGTAGTTAAACCGATCGCCCTGATGTTCGGTAAGTATGCTCAGAACTACGAGGCAATCGAACAACGGGCTAAAGAGGCCATCAAGTCCATCGAGCGTGACGAAGGCCTTCAAATCGAAGACATTCATGTGCCCGGTAGTCATCCAGACCTGTCGATGTTCCCGCATCAGCTGGACACGCATCGTTATCTGCGTAAACCGAACCCTCCTAAGTTCGGCGTACTCGATATCAGCCCTGGTGGTGGTAAGACCGCAATCGGACTGACCGATATCACTGCTCTGATCGGTGAAATGCAGCAACTCGGTAAGCGCATTCGTCCGTTGATCTTGTGTCCAGATGGTCTGATTCCTAACTGGTGTAACGATATGAAGTCGTTCGTCGGTGGGGATAACTGGAACATGATCCCGATCGATAAGCATGTGTTCAAGCGTTGGGGCCCTGAGAAGCTCACACAACTCATCGAGACTGCTCCGCCAAACACCATCGTTGTTGCCGGTTTCAACTTCATGCGCAACAACAAGATGAGCATCGTTATCGGCAATTCGGTCGTCGAAGTAGGTACCAACTTGGAGTTCATCAAGGCTCTCAAGTTCAACTACATCATCATCGACGAAAGCCACAAGTTGAAAGGACAGAAGACCTCTCGCCACAAGATCATCAAACAGTTGACCACAGCATCGTTTGTGGACTACTTGCGGATCGCTACTGGTACGCTGATCGCTGACCGCGTGAAGGATATCGAAGGTCAGGTTGCTCTGTACTCGCCGCACATCTTCCGTAACGGTGAGTTGTCTGGTGAGACCATCAGCAAGGAACTCAGCGAATCGCTCAAGCTCGGTGACGAGAGTGTGTCGCTTTGGAAAGTGAACACTCCGCAGCGTGCGCGTCAGCGTCTCGGTCGCTATGCTGTAGTTGTGACGAAGAAGAAGAAAGAGTGGGCATTCATGTTGCCCAACCCAATCGAATCCTTCCACTCAGTTGCGTTCACGCCTGAGAATGCAACACCAGAGGAACTGCAACTCGGCGAACTGCATCGTCAGCTCTACGACACTGTGGTTAACGAGTCGATTGAGCAGCTTCAAGAGCTTCTGGAGAAGGCCAAGAAAGCTCGTCGTGGTAAGGCAGATGACGACGATGATGAGGATGACGACAACGATGATGACGATGGTGAGGAAGGTGCAGAGCGCCGTCCAGACCTTGAGATGGAGTCTGGCGAAGAACTTGGGATGCTGTCCCAGGCCGACGTAGAAGCTCACCTTGCTCGCATTGAGCGGATGATCATCGATCCGGAAGGTGACGAAGCGTTCCCGAAAATCTTCGGCGCAGCGGGTATCTCCAAGTACACGTCGCGTAAAGCTCGCGTCATTGCTGACCTCGTTGACCAGCACTTCAATCCACCTAAGTGGGAGAAGGGCAAAGTCTACAACGAATGGATTCTCGTTGAGCACGAAGGCAGTCTGTACCTGTCGCGTAAACTCGACAAGTCCACTCCGAAGCGTGTTGAGTTGCCGCGTGAAACGATCGGTAAGGTACCGTCTGAAAATCCAGATATCTGGAAGAAGGAACCTGAAGGTAAGGTGCTGATTTTCTGCCGATACACTCGTTCGGTAGAAGCTGTATATCGCGCATTGCCTTCGAAGTACCAACGTCAAGCTGTGAAGTTTACTGGTGAAGAGGTTGATAAGTGGTCCAACCTTGAAGCGTTCAAGACCGATCCTAAGGTCAAGATTCTGATTGCGAACGAAATGGGTATGTCTGAAGGCCACAACCTCCAGCTCGCATCCCGTATGATTCGTGTCGAATCTCCGTGGGGCCCGGGTGAACTCGACCAGTCCGCTTCTCGTGTGTTCCGTCCTGATCCGAAGGGTGCTAAAGAGGGCGACATTTATCGTGAGGCTGTATTCCTTGATTGGGTACTGGCCAACAACACGATGGAAGTTGCTAAGCAAGGTCGTCTGATTGCCAAAATCTTCAACAAGACTCGTTTCGACGAGGCGGAGAACCCAGCATACGCCGAAGTCCTTGGCAGCAACTTGCTGGAAGAAGTAAGCATGAGCCTTGAGACGCTCCAGCAGCGCCCTAGCCTCAATGACTACAGCGAGTACGTCAACGCCTACGTGAAGTTGAACGCGATTCAGCGCGAAGAATTCCATCAAATGCGTACCACGATGGAAGCTCGCATGATTCCTGTTCCGCCTTCGCCTAAACTGGAAGGTTCAGCAGACATTCAGACTCCGTTCGTATCGTCTCAGAACATTCGTGACCCGAATGGCTGGAAGCCTGTAAGCGTTAAGCAGTTCTTGCGTACTCCTGACGGTGCACCGTTCGTTGCCGATCCAACCGGACTCATCGGCAAGCCTGTAATGACTGACGTCGGTTATGGCATGATCATGGTTGTGAACGCTCGTTATGTCGGTAAGAAGGCTGACGGTGTTATCAACAAGGATCGCCCGATCAGTTCTATCGTCGTGAAGCTGAAAGAGACTGGCGAAACGTACAACTTCCGTGACATGGGTGTTGTATTCCTGCCAACCAAGATCAAGCCTGATGAGATTCAAGATCAGTTCGCTGTCAATCTGCTGTACCGCAAGGCAGATATCAAGCGCCATGAGAAAGCGCTTCGTGATCAGCAGATTCTTGAAGAACAGGAAGAAGCCGAGCGCATTAAGCGTGAACGTCGAGAAGGACGTCAAGCCAAAGTTCGTATTCGTACTATGGAGGCTGGTGAGAAGCGTAAGAAGAACCTCAAAGAAGGTAAGCCTGTCAATGAGGGTGTGACTTACGAACCTAACGCCAAGATTCCTACTACGGTACGCCCTGCGAGCAAGGACGCAACTCCGGTTGAAGCACCTGCTTTGACTCTGAGTCCTGCCTTCTACCATGGGTACCTCACTCTGGAGACAGACAACCTTGAGTTCGCAAAACAGCTCAAGAAGTTTAAGTTTAAGGAGATTAATGAGTATGCCTATGTGACGGTGTCTCGGAAGAACCAGTTGAACTCGATCCTCGACTACGTTGAGGAGAACTTCCATCTGAGTGATCAGACAGTGGAACGTTTGACCAAAGTGTTCGCTGCTTTCGAGAAAGGCAAGCGCGGTCTGTACAACATGGAGCTTGCTCCTGTGTCTGAACTGCCGCACTTCTTCGCAGTCCGCAAGCAGATGGTTAAGGATCGGAAAGAGGCTCGCATCTATCCGTTCTTCATGCACGACAAGCTGATGCTGGTAATCGACACTGCAACATCGCCGATTATCCGCAAGCATCTAGGCAAGGTGATCCCCGGTGCTGGTACTAAGTGGCAACTGTCTCCTGGCGCTCTGATGTACTTCGCCAAGAACAAGACTGACTTGAACGCCAAGATCAAGGAAATCAAAGCTGCTGGTATCAACATTGCGTCTCCTGACGTGTTGAAGAAGGAAGTCTCTGAAATCAACTTCCGCGCACCACGCTCGAAGTAACCACAGTGGGGAGGCAACTCCCCACTTCTTCATGAGGATTGCACTATGCAAGTGACACCCGATAAGCTGAAAGCCCAACAACTGGTGCTCTTTCATCTTGGCTATTACAAAGGCCTAATCGACGGTATCTGGTCGAACGCTACGATTGAAGCCAAGAAGAAATTCGAGGCTGATACCACGTTTCTGCCTGCGTACCCTAACGGTGGTCTGCCCTTCGGTGATCGTGATAAGTTGCCGAAAGGTATGCGCTATGATGTTAAAGGCATGATCATCCACAGCGATCTGACTCCAGAGCGCACTGAGGAGATTATGTCTGCAATGAATGCACGCATGGCTCAAGCAGACAAAGAGCGCAAGCCGCAACCTACTCCTGACTCCTCGTCCGAGTACGCTGGTGATGTTACTGTGCGTACTACTGAGGCTACTGCACCAACCAATGCAGAACTGCCGCATGAGAGTCAGCACGCAGCACAAACCACTCAACCTCAACAGTCGAATCCTGCTGGTGTTGCTGGAACACACAACCACCACAAGCATCAGAACCAGCAGCGCGACAAACACAAAGGTAATCGATAAGTGAAATATCCTGCCGAGCTAACGTATGCAGCGTTTCGGCATGGCACTATCACAAGACGATTTCTTTTCTGCCAGACCGATGAGAAACCGAAGTTCGGCGATCCGTCGTTTGACTTTATGGCATACTTCGGTTTCGGCAGTGGAGAGTTTGAGGGTGAAACGCCTGCTGAATATAAGCATCTGCGAGTAAAGGTCCAGCAGTTACCTGATAACTCCGAGCTTAGCTATGCTATTGCAGCAGAGACTATGCAAAAGGGTACAAGGGGATTTGTAGGCTTCTACACGAAAGATGGCGACACTCTGTACCTGTTAACGGAAGACAGTGAGGGGACTCTACTTACTCACATGCCTGACTTTAACTGGCACTACTACACCCAACTTGGGGATCGTGGCACAGCATACGCTCACCTTCGAACTATGCAACGTCGCCATTTCCTCTTTGAAACACTGGAAGAACAGAACGAAAAACTGGCAAAGTTTAGCGTACTGTCTGCTTCTATTTAGAATCGGGCGGCCTTCGGGTCGCCTTTTTCATTTGCCAGAAACTGTAAACGACGTAGAGGAATAACTAGAGGTTTCGTGACATGCCAAAGTGCGATCACGTCGAGTTCCGTTACGACTATTCCAGCAAGTTTGAAAACCCAAAGAATGACTTCTCCTATGTTCGTCTAGCCAAGCACGTTCAGAAGAAGGCAAAGGGTAAGATTCTGTTTGTATTGGACTACGTACCTACAGAAGACCTGCGAACTGGTCGTATGTTAAGCGGCGCTACCGGTCAGCTATTCGACAACGTGTTCAAAGTGGCTGAGCAATACTACAACAGCGAACATGAACTCCAAGATTATTCGTGGATGTGCATTTCGTTCCACTCATTCAAAATTGCAGGCATGCCTGATCAGTATCGTGCTGATGCAAGGCAAGAGTTTGCAGATCGCCTTAAATTCATCATTGCCGAGTATAAGCCAGACATGGTCGTGACGTTTGGTCAAGACCCGTACAAGGCACTCAATGGTGAAATGATCGCTGCGAAGTATCGCGACCGCAAAGGTATTCACTATGAGCACTTCTACGGTGTTCCTATTGAAACTACCGTAAAATCAGGTAAGAAGACGCACAGCTTCAAGCACGTTCCGACTCTGAGCCTCAACACGCTCGTCAACGCCTCAGGTAAAGGCGAAGCGATGTACCTTGCAGGTTATGTTGGTCGTAACCTGATGACGGCACTGTATGGTGATCTTCGCTATCGCATGCCTGAGTTGCAGTATAAGGTCCGTCTTGTTGACTCGATTGAGAAATTCGACAAGATGCTGGACATTATCAGTGAGGCCAAGGTTGTCGCAATCGACACCGAGACCAAGAACCTGATGCGTATTACCAACAGGATGCTGACTATTCAGTTTGCAGTAGATGACACCGCTGCGTACATTCTTCCGATTGGACACAAGGATAGCCCTTGGTTACCGGAAGAACTCAAGTACATCAAGAAGAAGTTGCGCCTGTTCTTTGAGCGTAAGAATAAGAACAAGCACCACGTATACGCCAACGCAGTGTTCGACCTGAATCGTATTCGTGTTGACCTTGGAGTGCGTCACTTCAAGAATGATGTTTGGGACGTGTTCGCTGGTGAGTTCGGTCACGACGAGAACATGAAGGTCCTTGAAGGTGTCACAGGTGGTACCTTCTATACATTGCTCAACATTTGTATGCAGTATGGATGTGAAGCCTATTACGAGTCTGAGTTCGGTAAGGACAAACGCGCCACTATCGAAACACAGGACTTGGACAAGCCGCTTCTCAACTATTGTGCACTGGACGTTATCACCCTGATCCATATTCGCAAGCTCCAGATTCAGCGTGCGAAAGACTATGGATACAAGAAGTACCAGTCGCTGGTCAGCGAGCAGATCAGCGATATGTTGCACGTCTTCTCCTGTCTCGAAGTGAATGGTTGTAAGACGGACATCAACTGGCTGTTCTACTTGAAGTCCAAAGAGTCTCCGATCCGTATGCACATGGCAGACGTGATCAAGCGACTTGAAGAAACTCCGGGTGTGCAGAAAGCCAACCAGAAGATGAGCAAGAAGTCCGGTGCTCCCCAGCTTGGTTTGTTTGGTAAGACTAAGCTGAAAATCTTCGACATTGCCAAGAAAGAGCACCTGAACTTCCTCATGTTTGACGTGCTCAAGCTCAAGGAACTCAGCGTCGGTAAGTCTGGTAAGGGCAATATCGACAAAGACTTCCAGAAGAAGTACGGTGACATTCCAGAGGTCGCTCTCTACAACGAACTCCAGAAGGTCAAAAAGATTTACAACTCGTATGTGAAGGCATTCGTGAAGCAGTGGGGTAGTGACCCCGATATGCGAAGTGACTCTCACATTCGTCCGTTCTTCCAGTTTCGTGACGTAGTGACTGGTCGTACTTCTGCCAAGAAACCATCGCTACACCAGATTCCATCGCGTAACGATATCAGCGACTTCATCAAGAAGATGTTCCCTGAGCGCGCGGACCTTGGTAAGATCATCAAGCGCCTGTTCATTGCAGGTGAGGGTCGCGTTATCCTCAAGGTCGACTATGCAGCACACGAAGTTCGTGGTTGGTCGATCATCACTGGTGACCAAGAAGTAGCTGACCTGTTCTGGCACGGCTTGCGTCTGCGTAACCAGTACAAGCTGTTCCCGACAAAGGAACTGGCTGACAAGATCGACAAGGAAGGTGACGTTCACAAGATTAACGCTGCCTACTTCTTCGGCATGAAGATTGAAGACGTAGACAAGCCTAAGCGTAACAGCGTTAAGCAAGTAATCTTCGGTCTGATTTATCAACAGGGTATGGAGGGTGTTGCCAAGTCTACCGGTCAGACTCTGGAAGACATTAAGGACCTCGTCAAGCGGTTCTTCAAACGCTTCCCTGTGGGTGCTGGATGGTTCGACAAGATCAAAGAGAAGGCAGCCAAGAAGCTGTATGTTGAATCTCCTCTTGGTCGCCGTCGTAACCTGTGGGCTTTCTTGATTCCGAAAGATGCCAAGTCGTATGATGGTGTATATGCAGCAACTGGCCGTCGTGCTGTGAACTCACCTATTCAGGGTATGGGTTCTGACTTCCTTGTGTCTGGTGCGCGTGAGATTGAGAACGCAAAGTACGCTCACTACAGGAAGACTGGTCATTATCCAGACTTCTATATGTCCAACTCCGTACACGACTCCTTGGAGTTTAGTTGTGCATACGAAGACTTGTGGATTGCGATCCAGATGATTGAGCACAATCTTACCTACGGCGTCATGGAAGTTATGACTAAGCGTCACGGTATGACATTCCCAGTACCGCTTGAGATTGATTTTGAAATAGGCTCGAACATCCGCGACTGTAAGAGTTGGGATTACAGCTTGGTTGGTCTGGAAGAACTGCTCACTAAAGCCGTCAAGCAGCAACGTGATGAGTTTAAGCACGATGTGGATGTTGAGAAGACTGTTCGTCAGATGATGCGCGGTCAGTACGAACACATGCCTGATTGGGCCAAGAAGCAAGCATGGAATATCGGCATGAAGATGGATGGTATGCGTGTTGATCCGCGCAAGTCCGATGAAGTCATCGACGCCAAGAAAGCCAAGAAGCTGCTTGAAGCAACTCAGGTGAAGTCCAAGAATGTAAAGAAGAAGAAGGCAGTAGCTGCATGAGGCAAATAGACGCCGTTGTTTCTATGTTGAATGAGGCAGTTACACTGTCTCCGGGATTGTGGTCCCTGTTCGACGTACAAGTGCCGTGCCTGTCTATGGTCGGACGAGTTACACCTATCGAGTTGATGGCAGTGGATTCGTCCGACTTTGCTTTTGCAAACGCGCTTGGTCTAATTAATGGAGCTCTCTGTGATACGGACCACAGAATAAGCATAATCGTGGAGAACGTCAGTGGTTCACCTCAGCGGAAATTTATCGCCACTCGTATCAGTCAAGGTACAAGCCGTGTTGACGGACCCTCTACTGAAATTCATGCGCAAGAAGATGGGCCGCAGCGCACCTAACCTTCGAGGTTATGCTTTGCAAGACGAACTGACCCATTTACTGGTCGGGCAAGTCGAACGAGCATATTATGAAGGAAACACACAACCTGTCCATGTAGTCCTTGCTCAGCAGGCAACGGTTGTTGCTGACCGGTTGCGTGACTACTTAGGTATTAGTGCGTACGGTTACGACGTATACTGTGCTGTAGTGTGCGGTGATATTCACCTGATGTACGTGACCATTGCACCAAAGGGCGTTGTGGTATCCAATGTCCCATCGAGTCTGTCGAGGCATTAATAATGAAGATCACACCAAAAGCGACGCTGATGTTTGAGGGTGCCGCTAAAGAAGTACAGCAGGCCATTCAAAAAGTCCTGAGCATTACCCAGTTCGTTGATTGTCTCGACACTGAACGTCGCCATGTCATGACCGTCGTAGGTAAGAATGCCTACATTATGGGTCTAACACCAGATGCGTTCGCAAGTGTTCAAATCAAAGGCGCCAACGGTACAAAAGACGGCAGCTTGATTTTTGATCCAACCGTAGTTCAAGGTCTGTTGAAAGGTCGAGACGAGCTTTCGATTACTGCGGAAAAACATGAACTGGTAATGAGTGCGGTCAAGGGTCGATATTCTGCCCGCGTCGAGTACGTGCCTCTCGAAGAAGCGGATATCGTCCGTATTGAAGACTCCATCGAAGCCTCTAAAGCCAAGAAGCTCAGCAAGGAAGTCATTACTGCAATCCGCACTGGAGTCAAGGCTACAGAACTCACCAACTTCTACAGCGATGAAGTGATTCTTGCCTTCGTCAAAGTCGGAGAGAAGGGCGTTACTGTCGAAAGTGCTGATAACTTCCACGTTGCTTGCTACCAAGACAAGGTACCGAGTAAGACCAAGTTTCGCTTTGCCATTCCAACCAAGACATTCTCGCTGATTGATCGATTCATCGGTGACAGTCACGCGCAGTTTGCTCTGGACGGCTCGCAGTTGCGAGTTCAGGGTGATACCTTTGTCGTGTCTTTGCCTGAAACACAGGTCGATAGCGAGGTCTTTGAGTTGGTGCCTGAGTATATCAAACTTCTCAAAGACAACGCAGTCACCTCCATCGAGTTTGATCCATCCTCGATGAAGGCCATCGACAACATGTTCGCTATCTTGAATGAAGATACCAAGATGGCCTTCAATGTTGCGAACAAAGGCGTCAAGGTAAATCTCACCACTCGTTCTGGTTCCGTATCTGACGGGTTCAAAGCTGCTGTTACTGGCGAAGCTCGTACCGTACACATCGATCCTCGAATCTTCAACGACCTGTTTAAGAAGGTCAAAGGGGATAAGGTTCCGATGAGTTTCCACGTTATGAAGAAAGGCCAAGCCAGTTGCTTCAAGATCGTGTCGAAGCAAGGTGACACTGCCCGATTGACTCAGATTGGTACCTTCTATGACGAATGATTTTCCTCTATGGTTATCGCATTATGTTTAGATCGGTTAAGGTAAGATTATATCCAACGAAAGAACAAGCAGATAAGATTAGGCAAAACATTGGTTGTTGTAGATACATATACAACCTTATGTTGGCAAAGAAAATAGAAGCGTATCAAAAGCGCAAAGAAAACATAGGCAAGTATGAACTTATGAAAATGCTGCCTGAATTGAAAAAGAGGTTCTTATGGTTAAAGGAAGCTGACGCCGCTAGTTTGCAGCAGTCATTAATTGATATGGATGCAGCCTATCAGAATTTCTTTAAGCACAACAAGAGATTCCCTAAATTCAAAAAGAAACAAATAGGCTACGGTTCATTTCGTTGTGTCTGTAGCTTGAGAGCTTCCTCATCTACATTGAAAGCAGGTAAACATTCCGAGCTTAAATTTCGCTGTAGTGATAGAGACAGCGCCTTGCTCCAATCAAGCAACATACGAAATATTACTGTGAGTGAAGACACTGGTCTGTTTTATGCTTCCTGCTTGATTGAAGTGCCCGAAAAGAAATACGAAGGTCATAAGTTTAGTATCTGCGGTATTGATCTTGGCATCAAGAAACCAGTAGCTGTAGCGTTTCGCAGAGAAATAGATGGACGTAAGGTTGTATCGTACCGCACATTCGGCAGAAACCTGACCCAAGCATTAGCGAATAAGGAATCTCGCCGTAAACGGTATCAACGTCAACTCGCAAGAAAGCAAAAAGGTTCTAATAATAGACTAAAAGCACTACGTAAGCTTCAACGTGCTTTCAAAAAGGAAAGAGACTATAGGCAGAACTTTGTTGAACAAGTTTCGTACCGATTAGCTAAAAGCTTTGCCGTTATAAGCTTTGAAAATCTAAATCTTACTGGAATGACAAAAGCAGTTAAGAAAAATGAAGAAGGCATAAGAAAGGGCAAAGCAGCCAAATCCGGACTTAATCGAAGTTTGTTAAGTATTGGTATGGGTGCGCTTGTTGATAGGACAAGGATAAAGGCATCGGAACGACACGGCCAAGTCGTGTTGGTTGGTCCGCGCTTTACCTCACAAATATGTTCATGTTGTGGCCACAAGGACAAAGCTAGTCGCAAAAGCCAAGCACTCTTTGTTTGCACTGCATGTGGCTATAAAAAGAACGCTGACTATAACGCTGCACGTAACGTACTTAAACGCGCTGCATAGGATTAATTGCCGTTGGGATAACGGTTTAAGCCTGTGGAGTCGTATCGATAGATAGACTATGAAGCAGGAAATCAATATGAGAGAAGTCCATGACGAATGACGTGAGCCTGATATTCAGTCTTGCGGATGAAATCGAGATAACCAGCAAAAGCGTAAATGCGTTTGAGAGACTTGGAAGTTCACATGACGGATATCACGTCGCAGTGTTCTTTCGCCCAGTCGTTCAAACGCTTCTACGTGTCGACCATACGAATCCGGTTGTATTGAATCGGTTCTGTACGCTGTACAACTTCGTCAACAGTCGTGGTACCGTTTACGGGCACCTGTTTGTCGTAGATGAGTCGAAGTTGGAATTGATCGATAACCGCATGATTGTTCGATGTAACCAACGTGAGAAGTACGACTTCGAGGCACTCACCATAAGTAGCGAGAAGACCAAACTGCTTTTCTTCAAGAGCAGTTCTGGTAGCCTACTGGTGTTGTCTGCAGGGAATGAGAAGTCTGACTACCTTATTAAGGAGACGTAATGGACAAGATTGATATCGAGCGTCTGAGGCGCGCTGTAAAGAGCGATGAGAAGTACCTCAAGTTCAAACGTGCCGTCGATAAGAATCCAAACCTGCATTTACCCTTCGAGGAACTGCATGACGAATTGGGCCGAATGCAACGCACTCGGCAAGTTCGCTCTCTGTCTCGAAGTGACAAGAATTTCACGCAGACCGTTATCGACGCCATGTTGCAGGACCAAGCGTACCGTAGTCGGTGTACCGAGATTCTAGCTTCCTGTATTTCTATCACAGGCGCATTCCAAGAGACCCTAGTCAATTTGCGCGATTACCTTATTCTCGAATACGGCACTCGCATGGGTTCAAAGGGTCGCGTTACAAAAGAAGAACGCCGCAACTTCATGGAGAACGTGCTTCGTCCGTTCTTCCGTTATATCCACAAAGTTGAGCAGTTGAAAGAGCACGCCAGACTCATTATCGAAGATATTGATAAGGCAGGCTATACTTACCGTAATCTGGTCGAGTCGATCAAGCTGCTGGGCAAACCAGAGTCAATCTAACATGGGTGAGATAATCGTTCGAGAGCGCATGTTCGTTCCCAGTCACTTGGTGGACGAACGTGATGTTAAGAAAAGGTATGTCCATAGGTTTTATGAGGAATCTGCCTGCCGTCGCTGTGAAAACCGCTCAGAACGTCACAACTACATCTGCAATAAGTGCGAAGCCTACAAAGGCAAGTCAGTAACGGTCAATCGCAAGATCGTTGATGGTATTGAATATTTCGGCTTCCCACTTGGTGATCGTAAGAACATCGCCAAAGCATTCGACTTGAACATAAAGGAACTCGGTGTAGAAGACCTGCGCACCAGAGCCAAGCGTCGCTACCCTGTGAAGATGGTCGGCTTCAAGCCATACGACTATCAAGTGCCTGCAGTAAACAGTCTCAAAACTGCAGGTTACGGTATTTTGAAAGCGCCACCTCGTTCCGGTAAAACACCAACGATGCTCTATACAGGTGTTACCCAGTTCAAATACCGCATTGCTGTTATTGCCGATCAGAAAGAATTCCTACAGCAGTTTCTGGATCACGTCCAAGAGTTCACGAACCTGCCTGATCTTGAAGCCAAGCACAAGAAGAAGCTATTCGGTTTTGGTAAGAAGCCAGAGCACTTCAAGGACTTCGAGATTATCGTTTGTACATACCAGACATTCTTGAGTGAGAAGGGCAAGAAACTCCTCAAGCTGCTGAATAAGAACTTCGGCGTTGTGTTCGTGGATGAAGTCCACTCGTCCGGTGCTTTGAAGTACAGCGAAATCCTCAACGAGCTGTGGGCCCGATATAAGTTCGGAGCCACTGGTACGGATGACAGAAAGGACGGCCGATTTAAAATAGTCTCACAAGTCATGGGTGAAGTGACTGCCTTAATTGATAGGGATCAACTGCAAGCACAGGTATTCGTGCATCCGATCGACTTCGTGAAGTCCAAGAGCCAATACAAAGGGCGTGCAGGTTTCACCTACTGCGTCAACTTCCTGTCCAAGCACAAGAAGCGCAACGATATGATCGTCGAGTGGGTGATGAAAGACCTTGAGAAGGGCCACAACCTGCTGATTCCAGTATATCGCAAAGAGCACGTATGGGATTTGGTTAAACGAATCAACGATGCCGCAGGTAAGCGGATTGCCGATGGTTTCGTAGGTGGTGCTGCGAACAAGAGCGATATCGCTAAACGCCAGATGGTTCTCGAAGAAGCAAAGTCTGGTAAGATTCGTGTTGTGATCGGTATTCGTTCCCTGATGCAGCGTGGTCTCAACGTGCCGCGTTGGTCAATGATCTATTGCGTAATGCCCATCAACAATGAGCCGAACTGGAAGCAAGAGTCGTCTCGCGTACTGACACCGTTCGAAGGTAAGCGTCAGCCGGGTATTCGCTTGTTTGTCGATGAGCACATAGGTTTGTCGTTGGGTTGCTTCACTGGAACATACAAGCAGTGCCTCAAATTCAAACACAAGCCGACAGAGGTTGCGCATGAGCGAGCCATCAAACTCATGGACAAACACAACGCCAGAAAAGGCGGTGGATACGGAGACAACTTCAACGAAGACGATGGGACCGTCGTCAAGTCTGTCTCAAAAGGTGGAACTGGTAGAGGTCGCCCATTCGGAAGTTAATCTG